TCTCTGCTTCTCCTAATGCTTGCAATTCTTCCACCCACTTTCCTATATAGTTCATCAAGACCTCCTGTTTCTTTCCTAGCACTAATACCCCATATGAGGATACTGCACTAATAAATTTTTCTTTAGATGCAACCGATGTTAACGGCACAATAAATTCTCGTACACCATCTTTAGGAAGATGTAACCGCATTAAAATTACTTCGCCCAAGTCAGGGTCGATCATGCGTTTAACTACATAAAAGTCATAAGGATAGATTAGTATTTCTTCTTCCTCATCGGTTTCAGGATTTTTAGACCGAACGTAGATACCGCCTACCTTGCCCCTAAAGTATGGAAATGGATACTTGGGTATCTTAAATTGGATTTTTTCTTTACTACCTGTGCTTACTTCTTGCACTATATTATCTTCTTCGGTAGCCTCGACTATCTCCTTACCTAATTGGATTGGAGACGATATATTGTGGGTACAACCTTGACAACCTTCTGCAAACAACTTTCTAAACGTAGCGCAGGTATATGGACCTTTTGTCTGATTGGCTTTTTTCTCTGTGTCCTGTGCGTTATATTGTGGGTGTTGGTCGGATATCTTGTGAATCGCTTTATCCCTATCCACACAATTATTGGCAATACTTAGCCCTCCTCTCCACAGTGGTTCATCTATAATATCTTGGTTTTGGTATATACGCAACAACTGCGCACACCCTTCTCCATTAAGGCTTTTAATAAGAATTGTTTTAAATCTAGACTGACTGTTACCCATAAGGGCTAGTGTCATCGCATCCATCTCTTTAGGTACAAACGGCTTACCTGACATTTGGTCAAATACATCACCACCGTCTAACTTATTTAAAACATCTTGTATAACAGAGATATCTATTGGCCCTTCGTTGTCACGTATAACAGTAACAGGCAAAGGGTTGTTAATATCTTTATAGTTTAACGTTTCAGGAACTCTTAAAATCCTAGCCGTGTCAGCAGTTACAGAAGTATCAGCGTGTAGATTTTCCTGTGCGCAAAGTGCCTTAAACTTCTCAGCTAGTGGTTTCCATACAAACGAAGGTAATGGCTCAGCTAAAGCCCAATATGCATGAATACCATTGCCTGAATTAACTACAATAGGTTTTGGCATTCCTGTATCTTTAAGGAACTTTTTAAGCGCAGTTAACCCCTCGGCTTTATCTGCGTATGCCTTGCCTATACCACAATCTAAATCTACAAAGAAAGATTTTAAATGAGAGGAGTTATCAGTCTTCCTACCACTTTTTGGATTAGTAAATGTTGACAACGCAAAATAAGAATCAAACCCTGCATTTACTAACTGATCGGATAATTCAATTACTTTATCTATACTATCTACGAACTTTTGTTTAGGTGTCGTATCTTTTCTTAACCCTACTACGCAGTAGTTACCTTCTAGTGGCAGTACTGCTGATAGAAATGCTTGTGTGTTCAAAATAAGCCGCCTTTAACCGTCAGTAAAAAAGTGGGCAGGGATGTGACGGCGTACATCCTTTTCGGTAGCTAACCTAGCCCCCTTACACTACATGAACTTTAAATATTACTCGTCATCCCAAGTTTCTAAGATTTTAGTTAAGTCTTTCTTAGGAGTAGGTTCTTCTTTCTTAGTAGCACGTACAACAGGCTCTTCTACTTGAGCAGGGGCTTCTTCATGGGATTCCTCTTTTGGTGCTTCTAATTTAGGGGTATCCTTAACACCATCTGCTTGAGCAACAGTCATAGTAATAGCTTTGAGTGCCGTAGGGGTTTTACCCTGAGCAATAGCCTTTTTAATTTCTGCTTCTTCCAAATAGCGTACAGGTTTAAATACAACTTTTGGTGTAGAACTTGCAGTATCAAAACGCATTTCAGTTACCACCGCAGTAATAGGTACTCCTCTACTTGCCACCATCTTAGCATACACTTGCAGAGGCCATTTTCCTGATTCACCTTCACCAAAAATAGATGTAGATGGGAGCGTTAATTGATATACTTTACCGCCAATATCATTGTCTAATACAACAGCAAGACGTTGGGAGAATCGGCAAGCACGACCTTCGCCTTGTCCTGAGCCTTTAATATTCTGTGGGCATGTTGCGCAAGACTTAGACTGCGGGTCTTTTGCACTTGCATCGGGTGTATCACCGTTAGCTGACCAACAATCGGGTGAAGAGGTTTGACCTTTTTTGTACGTACCTGCATAGAATGTACGAGATACTTTTTCAGAAGCCGCCACAATTACTACATTAAGATGACGTTCTTCTCTTTGGGCAACTTCTTTACCATTAGACAATAAACGCCATACGCTACCGTCAATAGAAATACGATCAACTCCACCACCACTACCACCCATTAATGCCTTAGTAGTAGCGTCTAATTCAAAACTTCTTAAGTGTGCGGGTAACGCACTATCAAACATCGTTAAATCATTACTCATATCTTCTCCTATTAGGATTTACGTTTAACAGTTACTGCATATGTTGCATCCGAATTTAATCCCTGCGGATGTAAGTCAGGGTTTTCAGCCAAGAACGCATCTACGTTCGCAGTGGAAATTCTTTGGTGTAAAAAATGAAAAGCATCGTGTTCCTTAATAAATGCATATAACGATTCCCAATCATTTGTCCAATATCTTTTGGATATTCTTTTAGTAACAGTTCCAACTGGGGTACGTAGTATATCAGTACCTGCGTCTTTACAGATTTCTAAAAGCTTCTCTTGTACAACACCTAGTTGCTCTTCTAGTTCGGCATCTTGTTTTGCAAGTTCATTGCGTTTGTCTCTGATTTTAATATAAATCTTTACTAGCCTTTCTGCGGTTATATCCATTCTCTTCTCCTTTTTAGAAATACATATACATTTTAATACTAAACTTTAAAAACATCAAGCTTCTTCTTCCAAAACATTTTTATATAGATCAATCATTTTAGTATGAATGTCTACCTTTGATTCCAACATCTTGTACATCTTCTTTTCTACTGGTGAACCTTGTAAATGCACAACAGTACATGGGTTATGTTGCCCTGCTCTATGTACCCTAGCGTTAGCTTGCAGGTAAGTCTCGACAGATGTAATTGGGGAAAACCATACTACAATGTTCGCCGCCGTTAGTGTAACTCCATGAGCCGCCGCTTGAGGTTGTATCACAAGAACTTTAGGGTCAGGTTCGGTTTGGAATCTTGCAAATATATCTGTACGCTTACTAGCACTAACTGCACCATTAATAATCTCAGCCGTTATACCTGCATCTTGAAGTGCTTGTGTAACTATGTGTATAGCATGACGATACGGAACAAAAACTAAAACTTTATTTGATGCTTCTTCTATAACTTCTTTTAAAGCATTAATACGATTGCTGGCATCAAACTCAACTACTTCTCCAGTATCCGAATAGACTGCGCCACATGACAACTGCAATAGTTTATTAAGGTTAGCCGCCGCATTTACTGTGGTTATTTCTTCACCTGCCGCAACTACTAGCATATCCCTGCGTATCAAATCGTAATATTTTTCTTGTTGTGTAGTAAGTGGTACATGTCTGCTTGTGTAAGTCATTTCAGGCAAATCTAAACATTCATCTTTTGTAAAACGTATTGCAGGTTGTAGTGCATTATGCACAATCCTTTCTGACTCAGGTTTTGGAACCCATTTGAACTGCGTAATTTTAAACATAACTGTGTCTCTGAATGCCCCAAAGAATTTAGGTATGCTTGTAGGGTTAACCAATTTAGCCAAGCCATATGCATCAGTAGGCGATTGAGATGCAGGTGTTCCTGTTAACATCCATAACCATGTTTAGGTTTAAGTATTTGCACTAGAGTTTTATATCTTCTAGTACCCACCGTCTTATATGCGTTTGCTTCGTCTATAACTATTAGGTCAAAATCGTTTTCTATTATGGTATCTTGTATTATGTTAAGCCCATCATAGTTAACAATCACAAACTCAGCACCGCTATTGACCGCTTGTATCCTCTTCTCTTTTGAGTAACTATGGGCTATCGCCGTTGTCCTGTGCATAGCAAACTTAAACAAATCATTCTGCCAAGCCGATTGCATTATAGATAATGGACAAATAACTAAGACACGCTTGATCGCACCGATAGTCATTAGATAATCACAAGCCCATATAACCGAGCCTGTCTTTCCTGTACCCTGTTCGTTAAAACAAAATGCTCTACGGTGTAGGGTTAAGAATGATGCAGTAGCCTTTTGATGTTCAAACGGTTTGTAGTATCCGGGAAATGTGTAATTTGCAAGTATGGGACTAGGTACGTTTTTAATCTTTAAGTTTTTAAGTACCTGCGCTTCTTCTAACCCCCATTTAACTAGCACCTCGCCTGAGTCTAGCATCTTGCTCTTTGGTATAACCGTTGTAATACGGTTAGGGTTTTTTACTTTTAGTAGTAGTGCTTTGTTATCTATTATTTGCATCTCTTCTCTCTATATACTTATAAGTTCTTGAAAAACTTTTTTGGCATTCAAATAGGCTTCTGTTCTTTTATTAAAACCATACGACTCATAGGTTACACCATATACTGTCAGACAGTATCCCCACCCATCAGTAAACAATGTAATCCGAAAATCACCATCCATAAGCACCAACAACGCTTTAAACTCTTCTTTCTTCATCTCTTCTCCGATGGCAAATCCTTCAAAATCACTGTTTTGAATTTTTATTACACCTTACGGGTGTTATTCGGTTAGTTCCCCACGTACAAAGGATACTCGTGTGAAGGAGGAAAAACGCAGTAACTAACTGACATGGTTATTATAACCCACTCATGCCTTGGGGAGAAGCACTAAATTACTTTTTCTTTTTTACAACTTTACGTTCTTTCTTACTAACTTCTGAAACTAAGTTACCTTTTGAATCTCTTTTAAACGATCTGTTCTTAGACTTACTTTCGACAGTATATCCTTCTTTGTTACTACCACCTTTATCTAAAGCTTTCTTGTGTGCTAAGTCTTTACCTTCTCTGCTCTCGGCGGTCTTGTCTTTATCTAATGGGCTATCAGGATGTGTCTTGTCGTATGCTCTTCTTAAGCGTTGACGTTCCGCACGTCTATCATTTTCATTACGCTTCTTTTGCATCTCATATTCGTGAGCATATGGTCTAGGTGATTTAGTATATGGCATGTTTATTTTCCGTTGTGATAGCAGTCTTTTACTGGACACCAACTACCGCAAGTAAAGTTTGGTTTAGGATTCCATACTTGTAATTCTATCGCTTTTTCAAGCTTTTTGGTATCCTCTAACCACCTAACCCAAGTCTTTTCGTGGGTATCTTTTTCGTATTTTGACTTAATAAAGTCCTTTGCAACTACAAAAAGCAAGCCAGCCTTTATCTTTTGGACTTCAGGGAAGTGTTTAAATATGGCTAGAGCAAGTAAATCTAACTGCTTTCTATCGGCATACTTGGATGATTTTCCTGTCTTATAATCAATAAGATGAGCCTTATCCCCATTAATAATCAATAAATCAGGTATCCCTCTCCACCACACATCTGCATCAAAGAAGTCGCAGGGTTCTAAATTAGCCGTCAAACCCATTCGGTGTTCACAAAGACGTTGTCCTTCTATCTTAGAGAGTGGCTCAAGTAGCTCACGCATAAATGCAAACTTCTCAGGGATCGGTAAATTTTTTAAGAAGTAATCTTCGGCGGCTTTATGTACTTCCTTACCGTAACGCATGGGTTCGGACTCAGGCTCAATGATATCCTTTGCTATCTTAAGTCTGTAATATTTGTGCGGACATTGTTTAAACATATCCAAGCTTGAGTACGACCACGCATATTTAGGCATTAACAATCTCCATAACTTTCACCTATTCCTGATTCACAATCTAATGGTAATGTACTAGCCCAAGTGGGTCTCCAACGCATACATTCCTCTACGTATTTCTGTGCTTCCTGTGCTTCTTCTTTTGGTGCTATGCAAGCTACTGCATCGTGGACTGTCAATACTACTGGGTACTTATTGCCGATTTTTAACATCTGTTCAGCAATTACACACCGAGCGATAGCCTGACATAAGTTCTCTACGACTTTTCCACCATATATTTTAACACTACCTTTACGAGTATCATAGACATATTGATACCCTTCCTTCTTTAAATTGGGGTAGTTTAGGTGAAGCCCACTAGGTAGTAGAAAGCCTGATGTCGTAAGGCTAAGTGCTTGTGGTTGATACCCAACATCGTAAGTCTTTTTATTTAGAAGCGAACCTAATGCGCTATTGGCATCATCCCACAACTCAGGTATTTTAGGATATGTTTCACGATAGACTTTGATGATGCGTTCCGCTTCTTCTTCCTCAATATCCGTCCCAAAAGTTTTTAATTGTATTTGGAATTTCTTGCTACCCATGCCATAACCTGCGCCTAGAATTGTTGTCTTCCCTACAAACCGTTCTTCGGGAGTAACTTCTGATATATCCTTTTGGTATATACTGCTTGCCATAATCTTGTATACGTCTTCTTTCCTTTCAAACGCATCTACCAAGTCGGTTTGACCTGCCAACCAAGCAACAGTTCTAGCTTCGATCTGACTAGAATCGGCATCTATAATTACATATCCTTCAGGGGGTATGATAGCCCTCTTTAACTTGTTCTTATGGTTGCCCCTACTAGGCAGGTTTTGTAGATTAATCTTGTCATCGCCACCCCATCTGCCAGTATGTGCTGCGTAATATTTTATTGGTACAGGTAGTTTCCCACGCTTGGCTATGTCAATGAATCTTTGGGTTCTTGTTTCTTCTAGTGTTGTTTTAGTGCCAAGTCTTGCCGACACTAATGCTTGTACTTTTGGATTAGGATGAGTCGCC